CACACATATGCTTCAATGGATCAGTACACACCAAAAGGTATGTCTGGTGGTGGAGGTCCAGAATTCTCTGCATCAATCATTCTTATGTTAAGTAAAGGTACTTTAAGAGACGAAGCAAAGACCACAACTGGAATTATAGTTCGATCTAAAACCAGAAAGAACCGTCTTGCAAAACCTATTGATATAGAGTTCCATATTTCGTTTCACAAAGGAATGAATCAATATGTTGGACTAGAACAGTTTGTAAGTTGGGAAAATTGTGGAGCCGGTAGAGGAAATAAATTAACTGAAAAAGAATATTCAAAACTAAAGGCAGACGAACAGTCTATTTGTTCTGAGTTTGAGGTAGGTGGAGAGAAATTTTATTTTTTACCTAAGAAGTTAGGTAAAAGCTACGTGCTTAAACATAGTGGTGATCTAGTTCTATTAAAGGATTTCTTTACTGGTAAATTATTCACCTCTGATGTTTTAAAAGAACTTGATGCAAAAGTAATCAAACCGACTTTTAAATTCCCAGAAACTCAAGCTGAGATCGATCTTCTAGAGAACGATGAGTTATCAAATCTTACTGATGAAGATGACGACGATGCTGCTTAGAGAAGACCTACCTATAAAATATTATCTTGGTTTACATGGAGAAGATTCTATGAGAGATAAATATTATCCTATATTTGAGATATCTCAGTATTTGATTAGAGTATATGCAACTAAAGCAAAGGAGCTTGATATGGGTTCTTTCAAGTTTTCTTCTAAATCACTAAAGTACATATTTGGTGACAGAATTAAAGATGAAACTTTTAAGGAAGAGATAGTTCAATATCTAAAGACTTTATTAAAGGACGAATTATTGATATCAAAAGGGGAGTCTATATTTTTTACAAAAAACGCACTAAAACACTTTTATCAAATAAATGATTGATTTCACTGAAAATATTGACTCGTTAGAGAAAATGGTTTGGAACTTTGTACTTAACACCAGAAATGATGTTAATGATATTAAGCCAAGTAGTCACGACTCGCTAAGAAAAGAAGAACTAATGCCGATGCTTCGGCCTAGTTATTTTAACGATGATATACGTCAAGAATCTTTTAAAGCTGCTCTTAAGTTTTTTAAAGAATATGAAAAGATACCAAATCCAAAAGAATTAAGAACTTACTTAGAATTACTTAACTATTCAGTTTCAGAAGCAGAATTTGAAGAACTATATGCATTTTCATTAAGTGAGTATAATTATGATTATCTCTATAAGTACGTAAGATCCTTTATACTTCTTAGAAACCTTAACTTGACTGTCGCTGATCTTTTCACATATTTAAAGACTACTGCGATTGATCCAGACAATATTGATCAGATTTCACAAAAAGTAAGAAACGATATTAGTAATAAATTAGCAATCAATTTTTCAAGTGGAGACACTGGTCTTAATTTTTTTAATCCTGATTCTCACATTCAAATTTCTAAAAGCGGAAGCCCAACTGGCTTTAGTTTTTTAGATAAAGTCCAAGGAGGCGGCTGGAATTCAAAAGCCTTAGTAGTTTTCCAAGGTCGACCTAAAGTAGGTAAGTCAATGGTTCTAGGTAATATTGCAGCCCGCTCTTTTTTAACTGGTAACGTGACCGGCTTAGTAACAGTTGAACTTGCTGATCGTGCATACATGAAAAGAATAGGTTCAAATATCCTAAATATACCTGGTGAAGACTATGCTAAAATTACAGATGAATCTGCGACTAAACTAATTCAAAATAAAATTCAGACACTTAAGGACAGTGGTAGAACGATAGGTGAATTAATAGTTAAGGAGTTTCCAACTGGCGGAGCTACTGCAATTGACATAGAAAACTATTTCTTACGACTTGAACAGAAGATGAACAAGAAGTTTAAAGTAATAGTAGTTGATTACCTAAACCTGCTTAGACCAATCAAGGATCAAAATGGACTTTATGAAAAAATAAAGGCTATTTCTGAAGAGCTTAGAGGTGTAGCAATGAGAAATGAATGGTGTATTATCAGTGCAACTCAAATACGACGGGAGGACATAGATAACTTTGATTTAGGTATGGATTCAGTTGCTGAATCATTTGGTCTAATACACACAGTAGATTCTCTTTTTGGACTAATGAGAAGTCCATTAGAAAGCAGAATGAAGATAAAAGTGATAGCTAATCGAGATAATGGGTATGAAGAAAGCTATAAGTTTTTTACTATGCAAAAGGACTTTTTTAGACTCACTGAAGAATCTGGAATAAACAGCGAGTTCTATAGCGACGATGAAGAAGTAACTAGAATGGCAGATGAACTTCGCACCGAATATCAAGAAATAGATAAAAAAATAGAAGAGCAAAATAACACAGTTGTTAACTTAGAAGAAGATTATGACTCTCTTTTTGCATCAATATAAAAATAATTAATTTTAATGTCAAATGATGAAGAAACAAACGAAAACGTAAACGACTCAGAAGAGTTAGTACACAAAGAAGATAAAATATTTAACAATCGGTATAATACCGGTGAAGGTCTAAAGGACACCGAAGAATATGAGTTTTCTAAAAAAATATCAGTAGTAGCCGACTATTCTGACTCTTACTTAAAGGACGTCTATGAATATGAAGAAAATTTAGAAGCTAAGTTTATTTTAGATGGAATATTTGATTTTATAAAAAGTGACGATTTTTTGAATAACAAAGTTTTTTATAAAATGGATGAATCGCTAACTTTTAAAAATAAGTTTGCTAAGGAAGAAATAAGTGTTATCTTTAATAAGATTCATAATTCTTTAGACAAATCAAAAGGCACAACTAGCTTCTATAGCCCAATTTATGTCTTAGAAGCAATTTCTTCTTTTTCAGGTTTTGATTACAAGAAGATATTTGATTCCCTAGACACTGACGCTCAAGAATTATTGTTAATTGAACTAGATAAAAAATACAATTTCTTAGACGGCAAAATGCAAAAAAAAAAGATACATTAATATGACTTTTATCAAGCTAACTCACTCGACTGGTTCTATATACTTGAACCTAGATAATGTATACAGTATAGAGGAAGTTGGCCCACCAGGTACCGACTTGATAGTAGCATTTGGTACATTTACTCAGACGTATTCATTCGCTACCCCTACTGAATTAGATGAAGCCTTAGCTAAACTTAAAAGCATACTTAGAGTAATAGACTTGGACCAGTTAGCTAATCAACTATGATATTAGAAAAAGTTAGGAAAATATTTGTACTCGGAGATCTACATTTAGGTTTAAGAAACAACTCATTAGAATGGTCAGAAATACAACAAGACTATTTAGTAAACTTTTTCCTTAAACAAGTAGACGAAGAAGGCTTTGATCCAGCAACCGATATCCTAGTTCAAGTTGGAGACTGGAATCACGTAAGAGAATCTACTAATACTCGAATCTATAAGCTTTCCATAAAGATTGCTGAGACCTTTGCTAAAAAGTTTAAGAAAGGAGTTTATGTCATACTTGGAAATCATGATGTATACTACAAAGACAGAACAGATACTCATTCACTAGAGGGATTTGATAGAATTTTTGAAAACTTTCATATATTTGATAAACCTGCTCAATTAAAGATGGGCAATCATAATTTTTTAATGTTGCCTTGGATAGAAAATCTAGATGCTTTAAAAGACGTGATATCTAAGAACTCTTCATCTGACTATGTATTTTGCCATACTGACTTTAAAGGTTTTAGCCTAAATAAAGCAACTAAGCTTGAACATGGACTAGAACAAGAAGATATTAAAGGATTCAAGAGAATCTACTCAGGACACATTCACATACGTCAGGAAAACGGTAATGTTCTTTATGTTGGAACTCCATTTGAAATGGACCGTGGGGATAGGGGCAACGAAAAAGGCTTTTATGTACTAGATCTTTCTAACACAAAAATAAAAGAAAAATTCGTTCCTAATACACTTTCACCAAAACATCTAAAGTTTGATGTGACCGAGCTACTTGACCTAAATTTAACTGAATTAGCTAAGATATTCAATAATAATTTTGTTGACGTCACAATGGAGGCAAGTCTTTCACAAAGATTCTCAATATCTAGGTTTACTGACCTAATAAAGAACTTAGGGCATCGTCGACTAGAGTTTTCATCATATTCATTGGAACAGATAAAATCTAGAAGTCAAGTTGAACTTGATTCTACCTATGAATACAACATTTTTAGTATATTAGAGGAAAGACTAATTGAGATGAACTTCCCAGAATATCAAAATTCACAAATAACCAATAAATTTAAAGAGATATATGATTCTCTTAGAAACACTAAACATTACGACCAATGAAGCTATTAGAGTTTTCTTATAAAAACATACTATCTTATGGAAACAAACTACAGACTTTCAAATTTACTGATGGTCCTAAGTTAATACTGGTTGAGGGCGAAAATGGAGCTGGTAAGTCTTCGATTAAGGAGGCTTTAACTGTTTCCATTTACGGCAGGTCTGCCATTCGTAAGATGAAAGACATACCTAATTGGATAAACAAGAATGCATACACAAACATTAAGTTTGAAACTACTTTAGGCGAGCAAATAGAGCTAGATAGAGGAATAGATCCTAATTTTAGTAACATTAAGATAAATGGTAGCGTTTTCAATCTACCAGATAAAAGAAAAGTTGATGAATTTATTGAGGAAGAACTATCTAAGATTCCATTTAGCGTTTTTTGTAACACAATTAGCCTTTCATTTGATGATTTTAAGTCATTTGTTAACCTAACAAAGGACGATAAGCGTAAGATAGTGGATAGAATATTTGGAATAGATATTCTCTCTGACATGAGAGCCAAAGTTAAAGAATCTTTACGTGAAATTAAAAGTGAATCCGACCTATTAGAACTTGCTATTTCTAGAAACAGGTCTAATTTAGAAACATACATAAATCAGTTAAGTGAGCTAAAAGAAAAACTAACTGTTAAAAAACAAAAGATTGAAGACGACTTAACCTCTAGGATTTTAGAAAAACAGCAAGAAGCAGACGATCACACCATTCTTCTTTCTGAATTTAAAACCAAGACTGATTTAATTAGCCAAAAATCTAGAGTAGCAGATGAGGACGTTAACAAGATAAAAAATGGGATCAGGGATCTTTCATCAAAACTAGATGTCTATTCTAAAAATAGGTGTCCACACTGCCTAAACGACCTACAGTCAGAATCATCACTAGACGTAAAGTCAAAAATCGAAGAAAAGCTAGAAGAACTAAGAGAACAACTTCCTGAAAAACAGAAGAGTGCGTCTGACTTGAACTCACAAGTAACTGATCTTTTATTGGAAAAGGGAGAATTTGATTCCAAAAAGTATTCAATTTTAGCTGACCTCACCTCACTTAAAAAATCACTTGCTGAATCTCAAAAGAAGGACGACTCCGACGATTCTTCAGAATCTATTTCTCAAATTATTGAAAACACCAAGAGACAGATTGAAGAAGATAATACAAATCTTTCCTCTTTTACTGATAAAAAGATACTATATTTAAACTTAGATGACCTTCTTTCTGATTCTGGGATAAAGAAGTCAATGATTGATAAGATTATACCTACTCTTAATGCTAGGATTCATGAAATATCTGAAAAACTTGAATTTAAGTTTTCCTTTGAGTTTGACAACGAATTTGATCCACATATAACTTATTTAGGCTTAGATATCTCACCTGAAAGCCTTTCTAGCGGACAGCGTAAAAAGATGAATTTAATAGTATTATTAGCATTCATTGAGATCATTAAGATGAAGCATAGCCAGATGAATGTCATGTTTCTAGATGAAATATTCAGTTCATTAGATAAAAATAATGTGTATAAAGCGATCTCCGTCTTGAAGGAGTATGCTATAAAGTATAATATGACAATCTTTGTCGTTTCGCATGAAGCCTTGCCTGAAGAGTTCTTTGATTATAGAATAATAGTCAATCAAGTAGATCACTTTTCAGACATGGAAATAGTAAAGATCTAATTTTATTTAAAACCTTTTTGCTTTTTCTTAATATAATATACTTATATGTTAACATACAAATCTGAAACATTTGCTGGTGCTTACAAGGAGAGTCTTTCTGATCTACTAATGTGCCCTGAGTATTTTACTCAACCTAGGGACATGAAAATCAAAGAAAATTGTGACGTTGCTCTAGTCATCACCAATCCTCTTTCTTGTCTTTATCAAAATTCAGTTCGTTCTTCTCAATGGAAGTATATTGCAGCTGAACTTCTTTGGTACTTTATGGGAAGAAATGATGTTGAATATATTGCAAAGTTTGCTAAGTTTTGGGAATCCATCCAAAATGAAGACGGAACAGTAAACTCTTCATATGGACACCTGCTTTTTACAAATACTAACGAACATCAGTTTACTCAATATAACTGGGCATTTGAATCCTTAAAAAAGGATAAAGATAGCCGCCAAGCAGTTCTACATTTTAATTTACCTACCCATCAGCGTGAAGGAAACAAGGATTTTGTTTGTACAATGTATGGAATATTTCAAATACGTAACAATAAATTGAATTTTACAGTAAGTATGAGAAGTAATGACGTTATTTTAGGTCTTCCTACAGATATTGCATTCTTTGCTACTCTACAATCTCAAATGCTGTTTCATCTAGTACTACATGGCGGAGAAGATTTTAAGGATTTAGAACTAGGTACCTATACTCACATTGCAAACTCTTTTCACTTATATCAGAGACACTTTGACCTCGTAGAAAGAATGATAAGAGAACCATTTGCTCCATTAAACATTCCTAAAGTAAGAGAAGAATTAATTTCTGTTCAAGGAAAGCCATCTCCCTTATTTAATAGGCTATTCTCTACTCAAAATGATCTTTCTGAAAGAATGGGAGATGAACTAATGAATTGGATAAAAAATAACTTAAACTCATGAGACAATTTATCACAAAAGTTGCTGCTTTCTTTATAACTGCACTACTCTGTACGTATGTATACATTTGGACCGGCTTAAATGCTATATTTAAAGTCGATATAACGTATATACAATGGTTAGCTATTCAATTAATACTTAATTTAATTATAGTTGGGCCTTTACTTAATAAACCATTAAACAAAAAGAATGAATCAAAAGGATCTAAAATATCACTTGACATACCTTGAAATGGCAACTGTGTGGTCTACTCTGTCTTGCTGTAAACGCAAGAAAGTAGGTGCACTTATCGTCAAGGATGGTACTATAATTTCAGATGGCTTTAATGGGACACCTAAAGGCTTTGCAAACGACTGTGAAGACGCTAATGGTAACACTAATTGGTATGTTTTACATGCTGAGGCTAATGCTATGTTAAAGGTAGCAAAATCAACTCAAAATACAGAAGGTTCAACCTTATATGTAACTTATTCTCCATGTAAAGACTGTTCAAAACTGATAATTCAATCAGGAATAAAAAGAGTCATATACAAGGAAGAATACAGAGACATTTCTGGTGTAAAAATATTAAGGGAGGCAAATATTGATGTCATCCACTTGGGAATTTAAAAATGGAAAATAGAAAAATTGATGTTATATTCGTTAGAGAATACAAGAGTTTCATAGGAGCTTTTAACAAAAAAAGTAAGTCTGATTATCTTCTAAATGTCACTAAAATAGTTAGAGACAAATTTAACACTCGGTTTTTAATGCCAAATAAAGTTCAATCTTTTTTGCTAAATTACGAAGTTAAAAAGCTACTAGATAAAGCAATCAAAGTAAAGAACAAGAAGTATACTAGAATAATTTATCTAAACACTAATCTATCGATAAGTACAGTTCTAAATTCAATAGATTTTATTAATGAAGAATATTTCGATTTAGAATTTAGCTATTTCATGATTCCATCAAAAGAAATAGAAGAAGACTTTGAGTTAATTAATAATCCTAAGCTAGAAATATTAGATCCAGTTAAGATGAAAATACTTACAGAAGAGTCGATAGTATAGTTTATTACTACTGTTAATATTAATAATCTAATTCATCAAGGAATTTATCCATCTCCTCTTTACTTAAACCAAAAGCATCATTAAATGTGGAAGGAGAAAATTCAGGATTTGCTCCAAGCTGTGATTCTGACTCGTCACTGTCACAATTAGGACAATAATTATTATCATCAAATGGCTCACCACAACCTAAACAAGAATAACCGTCTGGATTCATTCCGCATTCTTCAGGATTCATTCCATATTGGTCAGGATTCATTCCACAGTGCATTCCGTATTCTCTTGAATCGTCTTTACCGCAGTTAGAACAGTATGTGTCTTCATCAATAGACGAACTACAACAACTAGACTTGTAGTCGTCTGAACCACCTTCATAACTTCTAAGATTAGCAGCTACATTTGAAATATCATCATACCCTTCGTTTATAAAAGTATTGAAAGAAACTACTTTAGTGTTTTCATCAAGTTCACCTACTTCAACTGTAGGATATGCTGTAAAATAAGGATCTGGATAAGTAAAAGGTTTTTTACCTTCTTGTTTGTATACCAAGTCATGTGTCATTGCTTTGTATGTAGAGTCATATACCTTATGTGAAAATGCAGGGTCACGTTCAACTACTCTACGATATTGAGAAAGCTTAGGGCTCTTGTTAATTAACTTACCTTTTGCATCTCTTGCTTGAATTGCAGAAGCAGGTCCACCGAATCCTGGTTTTTTAAGATCCATATAGTCATTAAATCCTAATAGATCTCGTCTATGTGCGTTAAACATCTCCATCTTATTATACGTTAATTTGTCCAATTCTACTCTCTATAAAGTAGTCAGCTCGATAAGTCATAGCTACATCATATATAGCAGTACCCCCATATTCTAGCGCCATTTCAGTCAGTTTGCCGTCTGGAATAACTGATGGAAACTTAAATTCTCTAAATATCTCGCCAGCCTTATTAAAGATGACTACTGCAATCTCTCCAACATAGCTTCTTTTAAGACCTTGTGCTCCAGTTTGTGGATTGTACACGATATCATTCCATGCCCTTAGTATATTGTATACGTATGCATTATTTTCTTCATTTAAGTTCACAGTAAAATTGATAGCCAAGTCAACTGTCGTCTTGTCGGGTGCAGATGCTGCATAACTTCTAGTAGCGAACTTGTATTTTTGTTCAATTAAAGATGTACCTGATGATTGTATTTCAGGCAGTCCGCCTATTTTTGTAACGTGTTCAACGAGTAGAGAAACATTAGGCCCTCCAATTACAGCCGGCGGCGTTATTATTACCTCGAACTGGTTTAAATAAATAGGTTCGTAGTATTTAACTGCAGCTGTTGAGTTTGTCCAATATGGTAAACCTGCCATTTTGTATCGATTATTTTAGTTATTTATTCTTTCTTCTAGTAAATTATTTAGCTTCTCCACTTTCGCTAGGTGGTTTTATTAAGTCAGCTGTAGGTTCTTCATCTTCCGTATCGTCTTCCACCTCTTCTTCAGTCGATTCTCCCTCTTCAGGAGCAATTATTGGTGATGCCACTTGCTCTTTAAAAATTCCATCAAAGTCTATATTTGCCTTAAATCCTACTTGTGCAGACCTATTACTGTAAGTATCTATCTTTACTGAATCTCCTGAAAATTCTAAAAGTAATGAAGGTAATAGCGTCATGAATATTAATTCACTTAAGTTATCTACTGGATCGTACATTGTTGCTTTAGATATAGGCGGCTCTGTTTTATTATCAATAGTCATTCCATCAAATAAACCGCCGCTTGCATAGACTTTAAAGTTATCCCAAGAATTTATAGACTGTCCGTCTAGTGTATCAACCATTCCTGTAGAAAGTTTTAGAGTACAGGTAGGCTTGCTACTCTCTACACTACTTGTTGATATCTCTCTAAGTACAATTCTATCTGCTTTAAATGTTATCTTTATATTAGTATTCTTGAAGTACTTGTCGTTTATTGCCTTTTTCTGTTCAACCGTTAGTGGAATTTTAGTAGCAGGTGGAGTAGTCTCTACCTTAACTGGCTCACTCTCCTTGCTTTCAGGTTCGTCAGTAGCTGCAGGTAGGCTAGCATCAGTAGTCGTTGCAGGTAGACCAGCAGCAGTAGTAGTTGCAGGTAAACCAGCAGCAGTCGTCGTTGCAGGCAAGTTTGATTCATTGATATTTTCACCTAGTTGTGCTTGACCCTTTCCTAATTCTCCAGCAGTAGTGGTTCCACTTATTTCTCCGCTGTTTCCAACCTGTGCAGCTGTCTGTTGATTAGTCTTGTTTAGGGCGTCAGTAAAGTCGATATTTGCTAAATCATCGGGGTCAGGTTCAACAACATCAGGTATTCCACCAGTTATCGGTCCATTCGTTTGATCTGGTTGTGTTGCTACAATGCCGTTCATCTCGTCGGCATATGCCTTAGAGAATGCCATTTTTATGTATTCTGTAGCTAGGTCGAGTTTACGTTTAAAAAGGTTTACTTCGCTAAGGATAACGTAATTTAAGGTTGCGTGACCCTCCATAAACTTTAAGTCTGGATAGATGTCTACTTGGTGAAGTTTTCCCTCAACCCAACGCTGATCGTATTTAGCTTCTCCATCAACTATCGACCATCTCATGTCATAGCTTAAGATTGCTTGAAAAACAAAACCACCATCTTTTATCGCAGCATCATCAGCTCCTTCAAATAAATTATGCATTTTTCTCTTTTCTGTCTCGGGTACGTCTATAGTTTTTCCAGATTTCATTATAGATATTACATGAGGCTCCTAGGAAGTTGATAATACCTACGTATTTCTTCTTCTCTTCACCTTCCATGTTTGCAATCTTAGAACCTAATCGCTTAGCATCATTGACTGACAACTCCTCATCTTCGTCCTTTCCGACCAATTTTTTAAGATCTCCCTTCTTTTCTAATAGTGAATACCTTTCAAATCTTTCGATTGCTCTTTTCATCTTATTTTTAAGATTTATTTACTTTATGATATTCTTGTTTCTAGCAGTTGTCATGTACTGACTAGTATACTTACCTATTTGAGGAGTACCTTTACCTTTTACTGGACCTTGTGTTAATCCTTGATTAACTTTTGCTGAGCCAGATCGGTCGTTAGCTAAAATGTTTGCTTTTCCTCTATAGCCAGATTCTGCCTTTTTGAAAGCTGACATGAACTGGTTGTAATTCATAACTGGATTCGCCATTGTGTGTTAATTTTTTTATTATTTATCTTTTACACCAGTATTTTTTATTAAATCCCAAGATATTTTAAGTTTTTAAGTATCGTAAGTTTTAGTATTATTGATATATGCCAGAATTAGCCGAAATAAGAATCATGTCAGACTACATAAACGATGTCTGCGAAACCAATAATTTTACTAGTTTTTTATTTTCTGAGAGTGCTTGGGATAGAGGACTTGGGATAACTATGCCTAGTGATTTACAGATATTTAGTATCCAAGCCGATGCAAAAGGTAAGGAGCTTATGCTATCAATCATTCAAGGCCAAGAGATATTTATGAAAATAAGCTGCTCAATGGGAATGTCAGGTCACTGGGTGTATGTCAAAAATGGCGAAGAGATGCCTAATCACGTACATATGATCTTTAGATCAGTCACGCTCGACTCATTATGTCTAGTAGACGTTCGTCGTTTTGCTAAATGGAAGGTCGTTAAGGACTGGTCACAGAGTCGTGGCCCATGTCCAGTCGAGGAACATGAAAGTTTTCTTGAAAACATCAATAACAATATCAGTCGTTCAGTCTTTTCAAAACCAATCTGTGAGTTATTATTAGATCAAAGGTTTTTTAACGGGATAGGTAATTATCTTAGGGCAGAGATACTATATCGTGCCTCTCAAGATCCATTTGAGGAAGCCAGAAAGGCCCTATCTAGTAATCCATTGATTACTGAATTATGTAAAAGAATCCCATTAGAAGCCTACCAATTAGGTGGAGGTCAGTTGAAAGACTGGGAGAGCCCATTTAAGATACCTAGATTTAGTTTTGAGGGTTGGATTCAATGCTATGGAAAGTCTCAAAAACAAGTAGATGGTACTGGTAGAACTATTTGGTATCACCAGAGTCAATTAAAACCAGAAGCAACAGTCTTAGTTCTATAGTAAGAATTAAAATTACCTTAATACCGCAAAAGATACGCCTTTAAATGTTGATGTAGAAACACAATTCAACATAACTTAAATTAAATAGATGGAAATAGACCTTAATTTTTCACCAAGACCTCAACAAACTGAGATGTTAGAGTTTGTTAAGAGCTCAATAAACTTAGGTAAAAAATTCATCATGATTGAGGCACCAACCGGTGTAGGTAAGTCATACGCATCAGTTATGATAGCTGAATGGTATCGTAATAGTTTTTCAAAAAAGGCAAAGGTTGATATATTAACTAATTCTAAGCTTTTACAAGAGCAGTATATTAAAGATTTTCCGTTTATGGCAAATCTAAAGGGCAAGACTAATTATTTCTGTAGAAGACAAAACATGAACTGTGGAGAAGCAGCAGTTTTAAACACAGCAGGTGGAACTAACTGTCATCCATGCCCATATAAATTAGCACAATCTAAGTTTTTACGTAGTCCGTTAAGTCTTACTAACTTTCACCTAATAACTGCATATTCAATGTATTCTCCAGATATGCTAATTGAGAGAAAATCAAAGCTTCTAATTATAGACGAGTCTCACTCTTTTGAGGATACTTTTTGTGACTTTATCTCATCTGTATATTCTGAAAGATCTATAAAAGCACTAGATATATGGAGAGATTGGATGGAAAAGGATCTTTCCGAGATCTCATCACTTACTGCACTATCTGAATATACAAGTTCAGTAATAATTACTCTACTAGATCAAAAATTCGAAGAACTCATAGGTGAGTCAAAAGAAGCGCGAACCAAAAAGAAAAAAGTAGAGCTCTTACGTAAAGCCGATCATGTCGATAAGACTCTCTGTAAGTTTAATAGATTTGTTAAAGACAAGGAAAATTACAAAAGCAATTGGATTTTTGAAAAGGACCTAGACCAGTTTGGTAAAATTAGGATCTTAGTAGAACCTATTTGGGGAAACATTTACCTTAATGACCTATTCTGGAGAGAATACGATCATGTGATTATGATGTCAGGCACCATTCTTGATCAGGAACTTTTCTCCTTTATTATGGGAGTAGACGAAGAAAAGATGAGCTACTTGTCTTTACCTTGTCCATTCGATGCTGAAAAACGACCGATCATCTACCTAAAATTTGGTAAGATGTCATACTATAATAAAAAAGATACTTTTAGTAGAGCAGTTCCTATCCTAGGTAAAATTCTTGAAAAAAATCATGAAGTAAAAGGCATAATTCATACCTCAAACTATGAGTTTAGTAATTGGATAAAGTCTTCAATCAAAGATTCACGATTGATCTTTCATGATTCTTCAACTAGGGAAGCATCTCTAGAAAAACACCTAAGGTCTCAAAATTCAACAGTCTTAGTTTCACCATCCATGATCAATGGAATAGATCTAAAAGACGATCTTTCCCGGTTTCAAGTGATATTAAAAGTACCTTTTCCTAATTTACTTAGTACTAAGATTAAAAAAAGACTAGAGACACGTAAAGAATGGTACAACTGGAAGTCCCTGATTGACCTTCTGCAGGCATATGGTAGATCAATTAGAAACGATGAAGATTGGGCAGAGACATATATCTTAGATGAGTGTTTTGATCAGATACTTGAAAATAACAACGTGCCTCAATACTTTTTAGATGCACTAAAAATAAAAAAATTAAACAAATAAAAGTTAATGGCTAAACAGAAAGCAATCGAAAGTAAATATCAAAAATTAACAGATACTGAACACGTACTGCTTAGACCGTCTATGTATATTGGATCTGTTGCCATTCATACTGGCGATCAATACTTATACGATGGTGAAAAAGTAACGATTGAAGAAGTTAATTATAATCCAGGTTTTATCAAGCTATTTGATGAAATTGTTTCAAATTCAGTCGATGAACACCGCCGTAATCCTAAATTAAATGAGATTAGAGTAACTATTAATTTAGATACTACCGGAATTACTATTTGGGATAATGGTGGAATTCCAGTTGAGAAACACCCAGTCCACAAAGAATGGATTCCAGAAATGATTTTTTCAAATCTTAAAGCAGGTTCAAATTTCGATGATTCAGAACAACGCACAGTTGCTGGAACTAATGGAGTCGGCTCTACCCTAACTAATATCTTTAGTAAGTCATTTTCTATTTCTACTTGTGATGGTAAAAATAGGTTTGACCAGACGTTTACCAATAATATGAGTAAACGAAGTACTGCTAGAATTAATCCAGCAAAGAGAGGATTTACTGAAATTGAATTCTTTCCAGATCTAGAAAGATTTAAAATGAAACACATAGATGAAGTCTCATTTAAGATTCTATTTAAAAGATGCCTAGATCTAGTTGCATGTAATAATAAACTGACCCTAAAGCTTACTAAGATAAGCGAAGGTGTTAAAAAGGACTTTGTTCTTAAGTTTAAAAGTTTTGAAGAGTATATTCAATTATATTCACAGGAATATTTCTTTGAAGAGACTCGAGATTGGAAGATAGGTTTTGCAAAGTCTGAAAACGGCTTTCAAAACGTAAGTTTTGTTAATTCAGTACATACTAAAGACGGTGGAACACACGTTGAATACATCAC